ACTAACACCTGTAGTAAATACTGAACCGTCAGCAAAATTTTGTCCTGTGGTAGTAAATGTAATAGCACCACTAGGCATTGTAACTGTACCGTTTAATCCTGACGTACCGTTAACTTGTATGTTGTTATTAAAAGTATTTAAATTTGCTGCGTAATAATTATTATCAGAAGTTCCAGCTTGGTATATGCCGTAACGAGTTGTAGCATTTGGCGTACTGTAAATATAAAGCATTGCTGCCGAAGATAAAGTCCCAGACGCCAATGTAGGAGTGCCTAATGTTATGCCTTGATAAACTGTACCTGTATAGCTTGCACCATAGATAGTACCACCTTGGATAAAATTATAAAGAGTGTCTGAGTTTTCTATTGCGTACATAGATGGAGACAATCTAACAGCCTTTAAGTTGTTACTAGCTGCTGTAGCTGTAGGTGTTAAATTAACAGGAAATGTTGCTGTTGGAGCTGCACCTATTCCTATAGTACCAAATTGCACTGCTGCACCTGTATCTATGTTTTGCGGAGTGGATAATGTAACTACATTAGCCGTAGTAATTGCTGTAATCTGATTGGTTGTTCCATTGACCGCAGTGATACCTGATCCACCGCCACCTCCACCACCGTTACCAGTGTTGCTTGTAAAAGATACGTTACCATTAGCATCAAACCCTAAATATTTACCTGCACGAGCAGCTAATGTCATTGTAAGATTAGGAGGTACTGCATTTTTTGTTTCCCATGATTCTACATGAAGGCTTATAGCATTACCATTCAATGCCTGTTGTGCTAACACAGCAGACTTGTCTAAGCCTTGCTCAATCATACTTGCAGTTAAATATCCGCTATTTGCAAATACTGAAAGCTGGTTAGCTGGTGAATTGTGAAGAACGTAAATAGTATCATTAGCTAATACGGCATTAGTACCACCATAGACCATTTTAATTGTGCCTGTTTGCATCTGGTTGGTTGTATTGTAACCACCGCCAGCAACTGTGTAATCACCAGTTGGTGATAGAACAACAGCAGGTGATCTAGGAGCACTTGATTGACCTACGTCAACAAGAAGTAAATCGCTAGATTGCTGAAATGGTATGCCACTTGGAAAGTACACAGGATTACCTGATGACAAACTTGTCATTATGTATGGGCCAGCGACATCATTGGTGTTGGTTATAGTAGCACAGGCTTGCACTACAAATACAACCAAAGGTATTAGGTAACGTAAAACTTTCATGGTGTTAGTTAAGATTGTTCTTTTTCGGATTCAATGGAAAATGGTGAAACGCCGTATTCTTCAATTTTGGCTATTTGTTGTTTAGCCATTTCTACAGGACCTACGTTAAATTTTATACCGTAACCTTCTATGGTTTCACCTGCTTCTTTAACCATTTCAATAGCATCTTCTAACGTATCTCCCCATCCTACGACTGCACCAATCTCTATCATTTCGTCATCTTGTGGTACAATGTAATAATTATTATTTACTTTTACAGCGTTAAATAACTTGATGTTTCTGCGATACTTAGGATCAAAACTAATCTGCTGCCAGTTCTTTTCAGCCCATGCAGATTTAAGTATTACTTCTACGCCAAACTTACCTGCTGGTATAGGCTCAACCACAACGCCATTAGATCCATGCCAAATAATTTCTGATAGGTTGGTATAAAGTTCGCAATACAGTTCATTAGGTGGACAAGGAGCACGACAAGTAGCGTCTATCATGTAAGGCTCTTTATCCTTACCTATACGTATCTCGTTGCTAAGAAAGCCTCTGTAACCTGCACGCCCCATGTACTTTGCCATTGTGTTAGTCCAACGTGTAATGGGTTCTGGTATAGATTTATATGGCATCATTTCGCCTACGTAGCCTAAGTCTTTTACTTCTATACCACATAACGTGTTCTTAGGGTATTTACCGTCTATACAATAGCAGTCTAAGCCAACTTCTACGCAATCTGGTAAATCATCTTCTACTATAAATTCTAGCACTTCTTGAAACGCACCTAGCTTGGCTGCTATTTCATCTAACTTTGGTGCTACTATATCGTAACGTGGTGCAAAGAAAGATTCTGTTACGCCACGCCATTTGTTTATCTTAACGTGCTGGTTCTCGTGTGCTTGTAAATACTCACGCAAGGCTTTCATGCCAGTCATCATTTTCCAAGGTTGTACTGGCAAACCTTCTTTTTCCATTAGCTCTTTAGTAACATCACGGTAAACTTCTAGCTCCTCACCGTAGCGTGCACCCCATACACGCTTACCCATCTTTTCAAGTTGTACCTGTAAAGCTGCATGACCTAAATCTGGAAACACGTACAAATCTATTTCATCGTACTTTTCCCACATATTATCTACTAACTCTATATCTTCTAAACCATAACCTACCATGCCATGATTCATTGTAGGGAATGAACCGCTTACAGGAACGTACAAATAGACTTTTTTAAAGTCTCGTGCAAGACGTGTAGCCATATCTACGAAAAGCGGATTACAAACAAACAAAACAGTCTTTGTAGAAACATCATCATCCTTCGTAGTATCATCAGTATCACCTGTATCTTCTGGGTAATCATCCATCATAGTCATTCGACTATGTAAATCCTCACGACCTTCATCGTCCATAAGTTGACCAGATTCACGAGCGACTTTCATACCTTCATAACGATCTACAAATGATCCGTCGTTTAAGAGAAAGCCACGCTTACCCTCAACGCCAGTATCATCATGCATACGTGCGGTATGTAGTACACCATTAGCGTCTTTAACTGCTGCTGCTTTAATCCGTCGCTTCATCGTAATCTGGGTCTCCTGACGAATCATCGTCTATGTTAGGCAATAAGCAGCCACTACGCCCTGTTTCGGCAGGGTCCATGTTGTATTCTATTTCTTCTGGAAATGAGTTACTCATTGTGTTGGATAAGATTCATAACCAGTAGTTTTCTTTTTCTTCAATGGAACAAGCTGACGTGCAAAAGGTATTTCTTGTTCTACTGCTTGTGGAATACCTTTAGGATCACGAAGATTAGTTTCACCCCATAATGTAAATTTACCAGTCTTTGGATCAAGATTACGTGCTATTTGTGCAGATATTGTAGGAACTAAACTAGCTATTTCATCTTGTACTAATTTGTTATATTGAGCACGACTTATATCTTCAGCAATTCTGTAACCAGGACCAGCTAATGGACCTTGAATTGCTAATCCAGCTAAACTTGCTGCTATGCCAGAAGCTACATTAGTAATTTCATCTTGATCTTTAAATTTAGCATTACGATATTTTTCAAAAGCTACACGATAAAACGTATTACCCATTTGCCATTCTTCAGATAAAAGATTGTGACCTGCAACATGAGGTATAACAACTCCATTAATTCTTAATTGTCCAAATGGAACATCTTTAGGGTCACGTTTTCCAGGTTGATAATAACCACCAGCAATACGTTTTTCTGGTGGATTAAACATAGCATCTAAAAATCCACCTACAAAAAAACCGCTACCAACAAGGCCAACTTTCCACATTTTAGCTATAGAATTAACTGCTGCTGGTGGTAAGTTTTCTAATCCAGCTCTATAAGCAGCAACTGTTTTAGTTAAACCAACAGTTCCTAAATAATAAGGACTGCGTTCAATAGCTTGTGTTACATAGTTTGCTGACGCACGTACAATACCTTTAGTTAAGAAAACTTTAACACCTGTACCAACTACATATAATGCTAATTCGTCTGGTGTTAAATCAGGTTTTTTCTCAAGTGCATCAAACTCAATTTGTTTAATCCAGTTAGCAAATCTATTGTTTTCTTTCAATACTGCACTGGCTGCATCTTCGTATGCCTGTTTTCTAATAGCACCTTGTACTAATTCATCAGATAAATCCATATCTCTTGAAATTGCGTCAGCAAATCCACGATCTAAATTTACATTAAATTGTGCAACAAACTCAGGTGCTTTTGCTGCCTTGTGAGCAATACCAAAATAATCATACCATTTAACTGGTGCAGCATTTTCTATGGGTTTACCTAATTCTAAATCAAGTTTACCTATACCTTTATTTTTTAAAATGCTCCATGCTTCTGAAAAACCTTCAGTAGCAAATTTAGTATAATAAGTTGATAATGCTTTGATTTCGTTACCTGTTTCTAATTTAGCAGCAGCCATCAAATCTCTTAAACCAGGTGTTTGATTTAAAATTATTCCACCTAATTCAGAAGCACCAAATTCAACTAATCGACCTACGCTAAACGAAAATAATTTACCAAATATACCAATACCTGTTAAAGCAGATGCTCTAACAATATCACTAGCTTGTTTTAATGCTCTTACCGCTTTGCCTTGTGAAGCTATACGTGCTTTTTCACGATTAAGTAAAATATTTGTTTGTAACTCACCTACCTTAGCTTTTTTCTTTAGCGTTTCCTTACTAAGTTTTAAAGGTTCTTTTTTAGCATCAGGTTCAAAATCATTATTCCTGATTTTTTCTTCTAATTGTTTAATTTTACTATCTAAAAATGTGTTATAACGATTTTCTCTTTGTAAGTCTGTTAAATCTGGTTTCTTGAATATCTCGTCGAATTTTGCTTTTAGTTGATCACGTTCTGCTTGTAATGCTTCTGTGTCTGCATTGTAACTAGGTGATGTCTTAGTATTAGCATCTTTTACTCTGGTATCTATTTGACGCTGTAAATCATCTATTTGCTTTTTTAAATACTTTTGACGCTTTTCGTTTAGTCTTTCTTCTGGAGTTTTTTCTACTACAGGTTCTGGTTTTGGTTTTCTAAGTTCAGCAATTTGTTTATTAATTGCCTCTAACTCTTGTTTAGCTTTTTCTATTTCTTCAACAGCAGGTCTATCAACTGGTCTTTCTGCTTTAGGAGCACCTGCTTCTAAAACAGCTTTACGTTTTTCAATTTGTTCTTCTAAACGTGCTTTTTGTGCTTCCAATGCACGCTGCTCTGGTGATATTTCAGGTTCTTCTATATCACGTAATTCTTGTCTAAAATCTTTAAGGCTTTGATAATACTTTTGTTTTTCCTCTAATTCAGGGCTTGTTACTTTGGAAGGCTCTTTTTCATCTGGTTTTATTTTACCTTCTTGTAATTCACTTTCTAATTTAGAAATTGAAGTATCTAATGCCTTTATTTTGCTTTGTAATTCTTTTTCTGGAGTTACAACTTTTGCTTCTGATGGTTCAACAGGTTCAAGATCTTTTATCGTTGAAGAAATACGATCACGTAAATCTCTAAGATCTTGTATTTTTTGAGGTACTTCAACTGCTGGTTTACCTTCTGGTTTAATACCAGTTTCAAACTGTTTAGTTAACTCATTAATTTTTTTACTTAATGACGTTTCTAAAGTTTTAAATTTATCTACTGCTGCTTTGGTTTTCTTTTTAACAACCATTCCAGCTTCTTCACGAGCAGCTTTAACTTGCTGTGCTAATGACTTCTCTTCTTCAGAAGGTACACGTCTTTCATAACCTTGTCTTGGTGGTGCTTTACCAGCCTTAATATCTTCTAAAGAAAGTTGTAAACGTTGTTGTGCTTGTAAATCTCTTAATTTGGCAACAATTTCATTTTTACTTAATTTGCGATATTTTCCGTAACCAGAAATAGCTTCTGCTGTTTGACGTTCTGTTATATTAGGTACGCCCTTTTTTAACTCATCAAATACAGATTTAATTAAATTTTTAGCATTATCTTCTCCTTGTGCAACAAAGCCTAAAGCTAGTTCTTTAGCTATACTTCCAATAGTTGATAAATCACCAACTTCATGTGCGTTTGCTAACAATTCAGTTGCTGCTTCTCTATGCTCTACAAAATATTTAGACTTAGAATCTTCCCAGAATTTGTTTAAAAACGGTTTAATGTTTTCACCAAACTCTTTAATCATTTCACCAGACCACTTAACAAAATCTAAACCTGTAGAATAAATTTTATCAGCACCTATTACTGCAACGTGATAAGCTGCTTCTGGTCCTACTCCTTGTATATCAAATAATCGACCACCTTTTTTAATTTCATCTAATGCTGCACGAGACTTTTCTGCCGTTTCAGATAATCTTTTACGTAATGCTTCAGTCCTGCTTGTTTTAGGATTTTTCTTTTTAGTAGCTTTATTTTCTTCAACAAACTTTTGTACTGTATCTTCTGGGGTTTGCTTTAAATCAGCTCTAGCAGATGATTCGTATTCAGCCTGTGCTTGTTGTAATTCTGATGTTTGTTTAGCTAAAGTTTCTACTTCTTCTGATGTTAATTCTGCACCTTTTTTTGCAGCACGTAATAATGTAGATTGTGTGGCAAAAGTGTAATCTTCTTGAGCTAATGCTTGTCTCCATCTACCTTCACGACCCCATTCAGTACCACGACGTTTTACAGCATCAAGAAGTTCAACTAATTGATCACTAAGTTTATATGCTTCGTTAGCAGCAAAAGCACGTTCTTCTGGAGTCTTGCTTAAATCATTTACTACTTCTATTTGCGTGTTTAACGCATTTTTGAGTTGTACTTTGTGTCTTAAAAGTAAAGCAGATTGATCATCAGATAAACCAATATTAGGATTATCTTTTAATCTTTCTGTTAATACCGCACCTGCATTAGGATCTTTTGATAAAACTTCTCCTGCTTGTATCCAGCGTGGAGCCATTGCACGTTCTTCAGCAGGTGTAAACTTTTCACCTGATGCGTCTAATCTTTCTAATTCACCAACTGCATTTTTTAATGCAGTACCATCGTATCTTTTTTCAAGTGCAGTTAATGGTCTATCTATTATTGGTTTTGGTTGTTCATTTTCTGGCAATAAATCATCAAATGATTCTGTATTAGTTTTTATACCTCCAAGATCACCACGAGAAGGCCAAGTTTCTGGGCCATTTTCAAAGTGTTGTAATTCATCATAATGATCAGCTACGTTTTGCCATGCTGCTTGTTCATCTACCGTAGCAGATAACATTGATTCTTGCATAGCTTTTGTTGCCAATTCAGAAGCTTTTAAACCATAGGATTCATTAGCAAATTTAGTAGCCCTACCAACATCTATGTAATTTAAAGCACCATCTAAAACTGTAGCGGTTGCAGCTACTGTTCCTAAAAGTGCTGAACTAACTGCTGATATTTTATCTTCTGTTGGAACATTAGGATCTTTTACTGTAGATATTATATTTTTGTCTAGATCATAAGCAGTTTTACCCATAGTAGCTACAAAATAAGCATTTGTGCCTAATAATAGCTTTTTAGTTATATCAAACTTTTGTTGTGCATTTGCTATATTAGTAGCAGCTTCAGCTATAACTTCTGGTGCAGCTCTTTCCGCTTGTGCAATAGCCAAAGATTCACTGGCAGCTTTACTAGATTCTGCTGCAACTTGTACACCTTGTTTTAACTTACCTAATGAACCTAAAGCAAAAGTTTCCAATATACCTCTTAAACTAGAACTTCCTTCAATTATACCTGAAACAGTATTATAAACACCTGCTGCTATAGCAGGTGTAGCAATCCAAGCTGCACTATCACTTGAATATTCTTCTGGAACTTGATCTGGCAAAATTTTAATATCTTTTGCCGTTGCTTTTTTTATTTCTATTGAGGGTTTGTTAAACCCTTTCCAAAACATACTATGTTGTGTTTGATAAGCAACATTAGCAGGAATTGATAATAATGCCTTAGGCCAACTAAATGGTTTAATTTCACCACTTTTTTCTGTAACTAAAGAATTATTTATTTCATTAGCTAATTTAGTATCACTTAAATTTTTTAATTCTTCGTCTGATAATTTAAGTTTAGATTTACCAATAGCAGACCTAACAGAAGGCCAATTTTGTCTTATTACATCATTAGACAATTCTGGCATCAAATATTGAGCAAAAGATTGATTAACTACTTTATTCTTTTCCTCTGGATCTTTTATTTTATCTAAAATAAGTTTTTGCTGTGGTGTATAACGACCACCATAAATATCATTCCATGTAGTATCTTGCTCTTTAGGTTCTTCAACCTTTACCGCAGTTGATGGATCAAATTCTTGCGTATCCGCAGGTTTACTAATTTGCGGTTTTTTAGGTTCTTCAACTTTTACGGCAGTTGATGGATCAAACTCCATTTCTTGCCCAGTAGGCTGTGTAGTAGCCGTTGTAGGATCAAAAGCCATAAATTAAGGGTTTACCCATTCACCATTAACCCAACGTTTTTGAACTCCATTTGCAAATTTATAAAGAGCACCTTCTTCAAAAGATTTATCTTTTACAATAGATTTACCCTTTTGTTGTGCAGGTTTTTCTTGTTCTTGTAAGTATTTTTGTTTTGGAACTAAAAGATTACTCACTGCATCGTAAATTTTATCTGCTTCTAAACTATGCACGTAATCTCTTACTTTTTTTACGTCTGCATCTGGATTATCAATCATGTAATCACGAGCAGCTTCTGTCATATCATCTCGTGATTCTTCCATTAATTGCACCATTTGTGCTCTAAACTTAGGAGCTTGTTTTAATTCTATACCAAAATCTTTTACTAATTCATCGTCTGGAATTTTTTTAGGATCACGCATTGCATCTATACCACCAGATACAGCACTCCATTTTTTTACTTTAATTGTTTTTAACCCTTCAAGGGTTGAACCTGTTTTTGCATCTTCTTCTGTAGCAAAAGATGGAGCAACAGCAGTACCAGTATTTGAAGCACTTTTAATTTCGCTTAAAATATCATTTTGCCAAGGTTGTTTAAGTACTGGACTTGTTTTTCTGCTATTCAATAATCTTTTGAGATCAGCTTTTACTGGTGCTGATAAACTATTAAATTCACCATTTTGATCTAATTGAATTTCTTTAGCTACTAATTGTGAATCGGTAAGACCACGAGGTATTTTTCTAATACCATTATAAAAAAATTGAGTTCTTTTATTTATTTCTTCTGGATCTACTCTACCATTAATTAAATCCATATAACCATTAGCAGCAGACTGTGTCATAATATGTGTATCAACATATTTTGATTTTAATGATTCAGGTGTAAATGGTGCAGGACCTTGAGGATTTCTTAACCACTGATCAATACTATCAGTTACCTCTATATTTGCTTTTTTAGTTTGTGCATTAGCTCTAGCTTGTGCCTGACTTGCTGCACTTTCTCTAGCACCACCTTTAATTGCTGGATAATTTATATAATTACCATCTTTATCTACCGATGGGTCATTAATTTCTATTTGTGCCTGATTAGCATTTATTCTTAATGCGTGTTCAAATCTAGACTCATCTACAACTTGCGGAATTTTATCTAAATGGTCTTGCAACTGCTGTTGCGATAACAATTTATCGTTATATAATTGCATCAACGGTGCTGATGCTCTTTTAATTCCTTCATCTCTATTATCTGAATATGTATTAGCTAATTTAACTGAACTTTTAATACCAGATTCAATAGTATCATTACTAAATTTTATTAATCCTCTAGTGTTATATTCTGAAGATAATTGATTTTTCCAAGCATCGCCTTTTTGCATCAATAATCTTCTATCAAAAGGACTCAGATCTGGATGATCCTTAAAATAAGCATTTATTTTATCTTGAGCGTATTTGTCAAATTCAGTTTTAAATTGTTTACCGTCTTGGATAGTTATTAAATTACCATCAAAATCTGTTTTCGCCGTATCCAACATATTTGTAAAATCAAATACGTGTTTTGTAGTAGAAACTTTAGACATTGATTCAGAAACTTGCTGAAATACACCAGCAGCATCTTGACCTAAAGCACTAACAAGGCGACCAGGAGCCATAGCAGCTTCACGAAAAGCCCTTGGGTCAATTTTAACCCCTGTAGCTTGCGTTTGTACTTCAGTGCCTTGTACTATTTCTAAAGCCATAAATTATCCTTTACCGCCAAATGTTCCCGATTGTATGTCTTGTGCTAACATACTAGCCATTTTAGCACCACCATCGATTAAAGCTATATTTGCAGCAGTTCTATCAGCGTATGCTTGTGCTTCACCTTCAGCTACTCCTATAGCAGCAGCACTATAGAGTTGTTGTTGTTTTTGTTGTGAATCTAAATACATTTGCTGTGCTTGTTGTTCTAAACGACCAGCAGTGGTAATTTGTGCATGAAGTGCAGATCCACTATTAGCTAAAACACCAGCACTTGCGTAAGAAGCAGCTTGTTTAGATAAATAAACATTACCTTCTTGTCTTTGAGTTCTAATGTTTTGCAGCGTGTTGTAATCAAGCTGTTGTGCCTGTACTTTATCTACATTAGAATTATATCGTGCAGTAGCTTCAGATACATCAGCAGCAGATCTGCCAGCTTTGTATTGACCGTAAGCTGATACGCCTGTTGCAACCAAAGCGGTTGCTGCTAGAGCCATTGGCATGAAAAAGCCTTTCCGTAAGTTACATGAGGTTCACCTTGAAGATCTTTATATCCTGTTTTAGCCATTATTCTAGCTTCTCCTGAATTAGGCTTAACAAATGATAATATGCAGGGACTACCATTGTCCCATGCCATTTTCTCTAAATGTGCATAAAGTGCTTTTACTGCTTTAACCAAATCTTTAGATAATTTAAACATTGGATTAGTTGTAGTAAATTCTATTATAGATATGCCACCAATGACACAGTAAAGAAAACTGACTGCTATTGGATTACCATCAACTTCAGCAATAGCACCAGTTGCAGGTAAAAAAACTTCTGGTGGTATTACCGTAGCTCCATGACGTTCCATCCATGAACAGATCATGTTATAATCTTCTGAACTGTAAGATCTAATGGTCATGGCGTTGCTATTACATCGTACTTAATAATAAGTGCCAATACGGTCAACGGCAATGCGTCACTACCTGTAACTATTATTATAGGATCGGTATCAGGAGTAAGGTTTAATTGAGGGGTAACACGTATGTCTGTAGGTATAGTTACTAATAATCCTTGTGCTTGTTGTGTAGGATCACCGTTTAAAGGGTTACCTGTAGGTACGTAAGGTATAGGTACAGGTTGGTAAGGAGCACCACCTATTAGTCTCCAATTAGTAGGATCGTTGGAAGGAGGTACAATATCTGTATATACTGTAGCTACAGCCTGATAATTATAACCAAAGTAACTTACTTGGCTTCCTTTACCATAAGTTGTACCAGAAACCCAAGTATTAGGTGCTGGATACTTATTAGCTATTAAACCACCACAAGAGTTATAAACTCTAATAAATACGTCTGAGATCTGCTTTATAAGGCTTTGTGTATTGCCTACACGTTGATCTGAGTCGTAACGCATAGCTTGAGCAGAATAAGTAATAGGAAGCCCAACTTGTACTATGTTTGGTCCAACATAATTAACTAATTTCCAGTTTGTTGGGTCTGATGATGGAGGCGTTGTAGTACCTGCTGGAATGTCATGCAACGCTTCATAATTGCCTAATCCTGATCCAGTACCCCAACTTACTTGTATTCCAGTAGAATAAGGGAAACCAGACTGCCATAAAGGAGCTGCTGGTGGGTATCCAGAAGGTATAACTACTGTACCATAATCCGTATCTGTATAACCAACCTGTACAGGTCCAAAAGCATTACCATCTGCCAAACCGACTACCCAACGTCCTGCTAAGTTATTAAGGTTAGATAAAGTTACACCAACAAGAGATGGGCCAGAAGTTATACCTGTTACGGTAAATCCGCTATCTACATAATAAGCATTTTTAACAATAGCCTGTGGTGGATTTGGAGCTGCTGTAAATGTTTGTTCCCAGTTGTTAGGATTGAACCTTTCAATAGATCTTACAGGTATTGTTTGCCAAGGAGCTAATTGCCAGTGCGTGGGATCTGCTCCTGGTAAAGTAGAACTGGTTACAGCAGCTATACATATATACGTATTATTAGCCGACCAAACCATGTCATTTACGGCATAAGTATTGCCATAATACCATATAGGAGGGCTGACGTATCGATTTGCTACCACCCATACTTCGTCATCGTTTTTACCGTTACCAAATAAAGTAGATACGGATTCAAAACCTACGTCTGGGTAATTACTATCAGGAGTACTAGTATTAGCTCCAGTAGTATGGTTATGCCAACCAAATATGTTCTGATCCATTTCGTAGGTCATGCCACAAAGCTGTCCTTGTTGCGTTACAGCCCAAATCTCTGGCTGACCATGCCATTGCTGCTGGTAGTCTAATTGAACGATTCCTGAGTTAAATAAATGACCACTATAGGTTGTTAGGCTTTGGCTCATGTATTTCTCAGTATAAACTGAGAACATCATCTGCCTGATTTGATTAGCCTGACGTTGAGTAAATATTATGCCATCGCCTACAACTAATGGTGTAACACCAAAGATAGAACCATAAGTAGAGTGTTCAACTGCCTGTATAGATGTTGGGCTTATGCTACCACCAATGCTACCACCTGTGGTTGCAGCACTACCTGAGACTACCCATTCAGCACCAGAGAACCCTGCTATAAGGTTATTTTGAGCACACATCCAAACAATTGGTCCACGACCAACTGCGTTTAGATCAAATGCAAAAGAATCTGTAGCTAAAGTTTGATCACCTAAAGCAAAGTTTTCGATGTCGTTGGTGACTGTACCCCATATACGTTGAGGTTCGTAGGCAGACGAGGCGTATATAACCCTCTGTTGATAAGAGGTGATTGCTTGCGGATATCCACGGTAGTCTGACCAAGCTCCTTCTGACCAATAAAGGGTGTTCGGTCCAGTAGGGGACCAGTTGCCAGTATTTTGCGGTGGGGGCGTTGATCCACCTGAGATTGCAAGTATGCAGGTATAGTTTTCTTCTTCATAGCTTACAATATCTCCAGCATGATAAACTCCTGTTCCGCTTACCCAAGCAGTAGCTAAAGGAGCGTTGTTGTAAAGTTGTTGTATGACATTAGCACAAGCATGATTGCTATCATTAACAGCCCAATGCGTAGTATCAGTGGCTGGATTAGTAGCACTATTAACTGCAAGAATACAATAATACGTTACGCCACTGTACGTAACTTGCATATTAGGAATATAACTTACTGAACTATTCCAAGCATCAGGAGTACAAATTTGTACCAGTCCATATAAGAAACCATCTACTGCTTCCAATACGATACGTGGAGCAGTAGCACCAGCCGTAGATGGAGATGTAGAAGTATTAACGTGTATTCTGAATAATGCACTTTGACTAGCTGTACCTGTAATATCTACGTTACGATCAGATTGACCAGAAATAGTCCTAATTGCAGTCCATGTAGAACCACCATCTATTGAACGCTCAATATCAAAAGAAGCGTTCCATACGCCATAAGTATGACATTCCCAATTTCCGTAAATTTGTATCTGATTAGAATATCCACTTGCACCATAAGGAAATGCCGATGAAGGATTTGGTGCATCTATTTCAACTGATGCAGAACTACGCAACGTAGCTAACTGCCAATAAGAGTTTAAATGCGTTGGTTGAAATATAGTCTGTGATTTCCAATAAGTAGAATTAAACGAACTGCCACTTATATGAGCTGTAATGCAATTATAAAGTACGCTACCTATTTGTACTGAATTACCAATTGCGTAAAAGTTATTCGCTACCCATGCAGGAGCAGTAGCAGCAAGCCCTACCTTACCAAAATTAGATGTTGCTGATATACTAATTTCTGTAGCGTTCTGATCTAATAAAGCAGGAGTAATGAATTGTACTTGTGCAAACGTCCAATTTGTATCTGAAATTCGTGTAAGTTTATAAACTGGATATTTAGGACTAGTGAAATACATCACGTCATTTATCTGACAGTAGTTCACTTGCCATATATCAGTAGCAAATTTATTTACGTTTGCCGTAATATATTCTGCACTATAAGGTGTACTTACTTCTACTGGATTACCGCCTACTTGGATTTGCTGACCATTACTATAAAAACGAATGTAATTGTTACCTAATTCTAAAATAAAAGTAGTTGTAGGACTGTATATAAACTTAACAAGTCTTACGCCATACGAGGTACTATAACCATTTTTTAGTTTTGCTGCTGCTATGTATTGAGTGCCAGGTCTGCGTGTTAATGGTCCCTGCTTGTAAGGGATCATGTTTAGCAATTGCCGTCCTGCTGAACGGTATTTTTCTTGGTCAACTCGTGCGTCTAGTCTTGGACTAAACTCACCACCAGAAAAACTAATTTGGCTGTCAATTGATTTAGCCATTGATGAAATACCAACGTGCTGCAACGAAACGTGAAGAATTTACAGGAGTAAAACGTACTGGTAATCTTTCGCCAGCGTTTTTGGTCATAGCTTGAGATAAAGCTCTTTGATATATTGCAAGCATTGCTTGTTCAATTTTACCGCCATCTTGACGAAGTGATGTAGAAATCTGTGAAGCTAATTTATAGGTTACGCAATCTATAAACAAAGGGTCCCAACGAGTAGTATCTTGATTATTTGAAACGTACTTAATTGAAGTAGTTGATGTGTTTGTATAAATTAATTGACCATTAATTTCATACTCATCTGAGTTCATATTACCATAAGTTTCACTGCTTGATCCATCATTTACTGTATCCAATAATATGAAATCGTTAGGTAAAGCGAAAGCATAAGGCCAGCCACTAGGATAACTTGAGCCATCAGGATAACCTCCAAAGGCATTGTAGTCTGGGTAGTCGGCTTGAACAAGAGCACCAGTTGTAAGATCGTTAGTAAAACTACCTGTCGAAGTGTAAGCGTACTCAGTAGTATAAATGGCGTTGCCATAAGATAAATAAACATTCGCTGCATACGAAGTATAAGGCGACCAAGGTATTGATGCAGGTGTTCCTCCATTAGAAGGAAGCGGAGTTTGTGGAACTTGAACTAATACCGCAGTAGTAAGTAAACAATTCCAACGAGTAGCACGAGCTACTGTTTCAAACGCTAACTGAAAATTGTTATTACAAACAATCGCCGACGGATTGCTTAGATCGGTAAGTGAGACAATTGATTGTGCTCCTATTCTTGATAACGCTTGGTTAGCAATGTCCGTAGGTGATAATGTTGTAAACATATAAAGTAAAAAACCCGATAGTCACGTCGCCACAACGCAACTATCGGGCAGGTTTTAATTACGTCAAACCACTAACCCAATTAGTTGTTATCAACAATCTCGAAGCGGAACACACTGACTGTTCCTGCAACTGGACTGCCAATAGTAGCAACTAGTGCTTGTAACCAGCAATCTTCAGACACGAGGTATGGAGCGTATAACGCTGTACCAGTTGCTGTAGATACGTTACCGCTTGCAGCAGCACAGTTGATAGCTGTCGAATAGCGTACTGAATTTGCGATCCAGTATGTTGTATCCGAGTGTGGAGCTGTCGTCTGTGAACTAGTTGTAGCTTTGATACAGGTGTATGTTTGGTTCGCAGGACTTGAAGTTGCGTCCAATACAATCTGACCAACTGCGTAAACAGTACCAGAAACCCAAGTTGGTGCTTGGATAACAGTTAATGAATTAGCTGCTGTTTGACCATTTGGGATCGGCAGGTTTGATGCCAAGCCTTGATCGTTATCACCGATAGCTAACGTTAATGTTGTTGCAGGGGCTGTTGTGCCACTGGAAACACGTCCGTTAGGATCAATCATTGCACCAGAAGGTATGATAGCAATGTTGATTAGGTCGTATTGTGCTTCATTACCTGTCCATGTATATGTTGCGGTAATTTTGCCTGGACCTTCAAGAATAGGATTATTCTGTACGCCTGGCTGAGGGGTCATCATTGTCTGACCTGCTTGGCCTGGGAAGTTAACCCCTTGAATTTGATTAGACGCTACGTCTGTATAATAGATAGCCATGTTAGTTGTCTCCTATGTTAAGGGTTAAACTGATTCGTCGCAATTGACTTGGACGACACCCTTTTCTTCTAGGCGAGTCGCATCCATTAAAAGTGCAGTACGCACTTGAATTGCATGAGATTGCATTGGAAGAATATCGATGTGAGTACGTACATCTTCGCCTATACCCATGATTAAGAAATCTTTTTGGTAAGCTACGCAGGTACGGATTGTTGTTGAACCAGCTTGGTAAGGAACCAACTGAGTACGAACGAAATGGAAGCCCATAAAGTCACGGATCATACCGTCACGTAGAGCACGCACGTCGTTATAGAGTACGCTATTAACTTGATCAACATTTGTGATTAAGTTGTTTAATTGCTTTGCAGAATAAACAAATACACGACCCTCTTCTTTAACATCATTAGCATCCATAACGTAGGATGTCTGAGTTAATTTAGCGAGTTGCAGACCTGAGTTTGCAGAGCCTGATCCATAAGTAACACCAACTTGCTGTGAGGAAGGCAGCGTTGTAGCTGTTGTTCCTTGAGCACCAGTATAGTTTGTGCCTAATAGAGCATTGATAAGAATGATATCCTTCTGTCTGTTAGCAGCAATAGCGTGTTGCTTTGCTGTTGGAGACTGTGGGTCAGGTAGCTGACCAAGAAGGATATGATCAAAGTAGTCAATCCAAGTGGTCTTATCGTAAGGGCGAGGACGCACCCAACGGAAGAACGTAGGAATGTCAGATGGTTCACTTTTTTGAGCACGAGCAGTGATCTGACGCAGAGCGTAAGATTGATCACCGATTTGATCGTATCTCTTTTGGTTACCATTTACATTGTCTGAAGTGTACATCCCTGCGAGACGGTGATCGACTTGTTGGGCCATGATTTCACGCCAAATGTCGTCGAACGCTGTCTCGTAATGGGGAGGTAGTGAGAATATTGCACCAGCCATGAGAGTATGAGAATTGAGGTTTAATACGGCGATATACCGTACTGATTGTACGTTCGCTCCTCGGTTGTCCCAAAAGGGATCGATCATCGAACACTATTGTTCGACAAGTGATCGGGTCAGCTTTCGCTGGTTCTCCTCTGTTTGTCTATGGGCATAAAAAAGCACCTGACGGTTAAGTCAAGTGCTTAGTCTATAAACTATAATTAGTCTTAGGTAAGAGCTGTAGTACGACTTGCTTCATTCCAAGTTGTGCCGTCAGAACAGAATGTAACTAGTATAATTTTTGATGCTGTACCTGTTACTGTGCCTGTTGTGCGGAAACCAGTTGAGAACGTAATTGTACGTGCTCCACCAGAATCATTGTTAATTTGTATAACTAAACGTGCTCCAGCCTGTGGGACGTATGCTGCCGTCAAGGTAGCATTGCCTACTGCTGAAGTTGTGTTGATAGCAATAAAACGAGTTGTCTGTAAATAAGGTGCAAGCTCGATTGATGATGCATAAGTAGGAGTGATACCAGTTCCTGATACACCGCCTACGGTTACTCCAGATCCTGTAACTTGTGCTACGAAATCTGGGTTTGGTGAAAATGCTGTATTTTGTGCCATGATGTAAGTTGGGGGACGAGGGCTAACTTAGGAGAGCTTCAGGTATTGTCAATGCTTCACCTTCAAGAACACCATTGATGTCTCGTAAACGACCACAGATAAACATATTACCTTCGTAAATAAATTTCTCACCCCATGATTCTGAGACATGAATAATGCTACCGATAGGAGCCATTTCTTGTGCTAATGGACCAGAACCAACAACAACACATTTAAAATGTGTACGTAAGGCTTGCTGATAGTTTGGTGGAATTATCAGCAGTCCTTGCTTGTTAGTTTCTTCTACTGGTCTTGCTATTAAGTTATCTTTTAAAGGACGTGGGATTTTCATTATTTAAGTCCTCTTTGTCCTGCTTCAAGCATCAAACTTTGATAACGTGCTTTAGCTGTTTTATTGTTAGGGTGTGAGCCATTAGTTAATGCTTCATTTAAAGGATGTGCTTTATTATGTAGCATATCACGAGCTTCTGCTAGTGGGTTAGTACCACCTGATGACTTAGCTTCACCTGATACAAATTTATCTTCCATAGTAGTCATAGCATGACGCATAGCCATTAAGAAAACATTACTGTTTTTCATTAATGTTTGATGCTCTGGATTATTCATATCCAGACCTAAACGCATAGCACCACGTTCTGCCATCTCTTGTGCTTTGGTTAATGGAATGTTCTCGTTACGTAAAGTTGCTTCTAGGTTCTTTTGCTGAGTAGAAAAGAAATTCTTTTCATACTCTGCTTGTGATGCAACTTGCTTTTGAAGTTCTGCGGTCTGTAAGGCTACTAAATCTTTTAGCATCTGTGGAGATGCAGAATACTTATGAGCAATTTCTGCTGCACCTTTAGCCAGCGTATCATTCCAAAGTTCATTGGCTAGGTTTTCTGGTTTGGTGATGCCATAGTCTTTGGGATCTTTCGGCACTCCGTTTATTGAATCGAGAAGTGCTTTACGTTCCGCTATAACTTCAGGTGCAGCATTAGCTGGAAGTGGTGCAAGACCTTTCTTGCCAGCTAAAGTTTGCTGATTAGCCATCACTGTTAATACATCATCAAACGTCTTTTGACGTGATAGTGTATTCTTAAGTGATGTGTGATGATCAGGTAAATTATCTAATGCTTTATGGTTTAGTGTACCATCAGCGTTAATAAAGCTCTTATAAAATGGTTCTTTAACAGCAGATGTGGCGGTCTGTGTTGCAGGAGCAGTTTGATTAAGTGCAGGTATGTTTGCTTCTACTGGTGTAGGAGCAAGATTCAAGGCAGGTGCAGATCCACCAGCAGGTGCATCACCTGTTATGGAATCATACAGTGGCGTGTGTGGGATCATTTGGTTTTAACAACAGGTGCTACTTCAGTATTATTTTCTTCACGTTCTGCATACATAGCTTGAGCAAGTTTAAATGCCATAGCTGAACAATCTGCATAATCTTGTTCACGAGAGAAATCAAACTTCTCACGAAATGCTACCATAGCAGCTATTGCTGCATCATCTATAAATTTTACTTTTTCGGTGTTAGAACTCATAAATCATCATCTCCGTCTGTTATTGTGTTTTCTCCAACGATTTCGTCTTTAGTAAATACTAAAGAACATTTACGAGATCCAATTAACTGATTATCAAGTGTGACTACTTGCATCTCATAGTTGATTGCACCTGTGCTCCAGGTCTTTGCACCCTGCTGAATCTTTTCAAGATTATTATCGTCTGCTGTATTACGGTCATCACGGATAACAGGAATCATACGCTTTACTGTAGCTCTACGTGGTTCGCCTTCATTATCTACTAACACACCAAAGCGTGCGTAGAACTGTTGTGGCTTATACTTTAATTCCCAAGCGTTCCATACTGGATCATCTTCACCAAGTAACTTGTTACGCTTTGGTGCAGGAGGAGTGTTAGGTTTAACTACATCACGCTTCTCACCTTTAATACTAATCTCTTTGATTTTACGTTCAGATACCTGACGACCATCGCCAATAGTACCAATTAACACAGAAATACGTTGACCATGTTTAGCTGAGATTTCTTTTGATTCGTATTCAATATGACCAGTATCTTGATCATAGGTAGCTAAGAGGGTTTGTTTACCTCTGCGATTGTTTACTATTCTTCCATCTTCCAAGAGTTCAAACTCTGGAGTAGTTGTGGCATCTGACATATTTTACCTTTTGGTTATGGGTTGTGGCTTTGTTTCTTTTAACTTCTGAGAAAGTTCAATCTGTCTATCAATAACACGTATTGGTATTGATGCACCATCACGGTGTGCTGCTGCTAACGCTATTTTATAACCGTCGGCTTCTTGGAATATAAAACATGGTCCTGTTTCACCTGCACATTTCCTAAGATGCTCAATGACATCTTTCTGAGCTTGGGAACGTGACGTTGGTAATCCAAAGACTTGTAAGAAAGAATCTGCAACTCTTCCTTGTTCAATTCTTGATTGTACAAGGGAATCTGTTTGTTCAACTGTGGCTTTTGGCATTATTGGGTTTATTGCTGCATGGCGTTCTTAGCAGCATCTTGTACGAAATCAGGTGAACCACCTAATCCCTTACCAGCTTTACCAAGTTGTTCAGCAGCTTGGAGAGCTTGTTGTTGCTGTTGTAACTTCATGCGTTGTTGACGTATTGCTGCAACGGAACGTTCATCTCGGAATAAATCTGCGTTCATTCCTGAGTTCATGGCGTAGTTCCGCATCATTTTATCTAAATCAAAATTGTCTGCTACCTCTGGCTTAAATTGCATAATAGGTTGCAAGAACTGCATTGCTTGTTCTGTTCCACGATTCTGCAATGCCTTAAGTGCAAGGCTAATTCTGCTGGTAATTGTAATCTCTGGTAAAACTAAACCTTTAGAATTAACACCAGAATCTACCATAAGTGAGTCTGGAGCTTGTCCAAACTTACCTTGACGATAAAGAATACCAAATACCCTACGCAGTAATGGGTTTAAAAACTCGGTTACACGACGATCAAATACAGGTGTAAATTGTTCTAACTTCTCTGCAAGACGTTGTGAGATTTCGTATGCAGTCATCTTCTTGTCGATGAGTGGATCAGATCCTAACATCTTAAACATATTAACAAAGAAAGCATCATTGATCATGTCTTTCTTGTTAGCGATTAACTCCATGCCCATTTTGTAATCACCAATCGTAGCCCATTCTACTGGTCTGCCGTTTGGTTCGTTGATGTCCCAAGTAGTTACACCACCTGCTCGTAAATCAACGTCACCATCTAGATTTGATGGCACTAGGATACGTGGGTATGCTTTTAGTTCTGCTAAAGCATCTGTGTATTGTGTGATGTAATTGATCTGACGTACATCAGGTAATGCTAAATAAGCAGGTGAATATCCCCAAGGTGCATCTGTACCCCACTTAGAAAAGCGACTGCAAAGATACGGCATCTCATCGTAACCACTAACACGCACACACTGACTGAAATCAACTGAGATATAAACTGAAGCGATAGGTTTATTAGCACCATCTTGTCTCTCAGGTAATCTTGAAGAATCTTCTCTAGGAAATACTGCGTGTACAAACTTATAATCACGATCCATTCCCTTACCACCTTTAAGAGCATTTTGCATCTTTTCAGGCAAACTCTCTTCACCAAACATTTGTATTGCCTGACGACCTGTTAACTTAAATTCACGACGTACTGTATCAACAATACCTTCGTCATTTTCTTCGATAGTGTATGTGCCTACTTTTGTATTTCTAAAATTGAGTGAACTTGATTTACCTTCTTCACAAAAAATACAATCAGTACCAAAGATGCCTACGTGAAGATAACCAATGTTAACTACAGAATAAAAGTTAGAACGTGCTAACTCCTGCATGGTAATATCTGAACATCTACCTAACCAAATAGCAGCGTCATCACCTTCCTGACGTAATGGCATCGGTGGTTCAAATTGTGCCCATGGTTCACTTGATGGTGTTAACCAATTACGCTGACCAGCAGCCATAGTTTGTGCTGCTAAGATTGCTGTCGTATCAAAAATGCGGTCTGTCCAGCCTGTAATTCCTTCTGTCTTTGTTACATTGATGTCAGACTCTTGAGGTAAAAAGTATTGTGAGATCGTTTGCCAATCAGAATCAAATGTAGCTGAACGCTTAGAACGTGCAGATTCGTACTTGTTTAGCTGCTCCTTGGCTAATAGATCTGTTGCCATATATTATCCGAGCTTAGAAGTCGTTGGAGTAGCACCAGAACTGTTACTTCCCATACCCTTGTAACCGCCAGTATCACCTGCAAAAACAGTCTTTTTGATAGATTTCTTCATCAAATTCTGTTGTGCAATGTCTTGCTGTGCTTGCATAACTTCAGCCGATGATGCCGTGACAGGTGGTGCAGCCACTGGAGTTGGTGCTGCTTGTATTGCTGCTGCTGGAGATCCGCCACCCATAATAGTTAATTGGTTAAAATTTCGGCTAAACGTTGTAAATCTTCGGTTTTATACAATCTAAGCTCTCTTTTATTGTCAATAATCCGTTCAAAAGCAATGTAAGGGAGTGGAAATGGCATAGAACTAAAGGCTTTTGATACATTTCCAGCCATTGCAAACACATACCAACAATCAGAATCTTGTGGGTCAAAGACGTGTTCGCAGTCCACAATCTCGTTTGGTGGTGCTAAACGACGGCAATTTTTACCCATAACAAAGTATTCTGGCGTTGAATAAACAAAACCATACCTAAAAAACCAGTCAACGTAGTCACCAAAAGATACTCCTTGTGGTAAATCGATATACTTTTGTGCTATTGTTTCGTAAGGACTCATCAGAAATACGTAGATGTATCTGTTGTAGGTGGATTGCTTGTGCCGTAAAATAGTAAATTAGAACCGTGTCCTGCAACCCTAGTAGATCCATTGACGCCGCTATTTAAAAACTGTGTAGCGTGTGTCTGACCCCATAGCGTGTTAGATGCTACAATGATTGCTGTAAGAGCTGTTGAGCTAGGACCGCCATCAATTGTTATGCCATATTGAGCGTTGTTGCTGTAAGCATAGTTATTCCAGAACTCATTACATGATGATGAGCCTGTTAGTCTAAATCCATCAGAAGTTAGGCTGCTGTCTGAATAAACGTAATAAAACGAAGATGCTGGTGTAACGCTAAATGGGTTGGCTGCTGCTAGAACATTGTTGATAGATACACCAGGGAATCTGATAGCCCAGATACCACCTAGTCCTAAATAGCCATCACCATTACCTACTATTGTACCGCCAGTAATACTTACACGTCCTTGTGTAGCATTAATACCCATCATCAAGATACCAACTCTGCCGTAGTCTGCGTAGTTATTATCAAGCAGTATGCCTTCTAAGCTACCTGATCCTGGTGTACCATCTAACAATAGTCCTGCTGATATAGGATCGGTAGGATAGCCCACTGCACCAAATTGATTATTGGCTAGAATAGACTCGTTGAAATATCCACCAGCCGTATCAATAATAACGCAAGCTGGAATGGTTGATACATATCCATAGCCTACTGTGCCTGTGCCTGACGATGGTGCTGCGTAAAATGCTGTTGTGCCAAATGCTTTAGCTATAACTGTTGTACTTGTTACGGATGTAATAAGAAAAAATCCGTTATACCCTGCCGTAGTCATATTACGTGATACTATAAAACTATTAGCATAAAACCCTGTGGTGCTAGCCATAGTAAACGTAATGTTAGTACCGTCTGACGTAATAGCTGTTGGGTTGTATTGATAACGTGGTCCACCACCAGCAAATCCATTATTTACGTATTGGTTACTTGTAGAACCACCAGTAACGTACACGCAAGGTTTGCCGTTATACGTTCTAAATAAATTGTTAGTTACTTGTGCTGCTGTGCCTATAAGTTGTAAAGCGTAACCAGACAAAGGATTACTACTAGCTACTGACCAATGAGTGCTATCTGCTGGAGGTACAGGATTACCAGAACTACCTGCAATAATTGTAGTACATGTATATGTAACATTGTTATACACTGTTTGTGAACCTACACCGTAACCGTACAACGGATTCCAAAGACCAGCAGAATTGATTTGTATGTAGCAGTTAGTAACAGAACAAAAAGGTGATACACCACTTATCTTTATGCCGTCTCCTGTGATAGCTGCGTTGATATTATCTAACCATACATTACCACCACCTGATACATTGATAATTGGGTAGCCAGCAACACGTACAGCATTGGTTTGAATGTATAGGTCTTTAATTGTAAGTCCTACATTAGAACTAGAGAATACTATGTTAGTAGTACCGCTAGAGAATATCTTTGTACCGTTAGGACCATCACCACGTATGCAAATAGAGTTGGTTGCACAACTCACTGTGCCATTAATAATGTAAGCAGATGACTGAGATGGAAAGTATAACGAAGCAAAACTAGGTAAAGATGCTATTAAAGTGTTTAAGGCAGATGTTTGGTCTGTAGATCCGTCTGCTATAATGCCGTAATCTAGTACGTTGTAGCTAGGACCATTCACCCATACAGGTGCTGCTGATGCTGATCCTGTTCCTGTTTGTGCATGATATTGTCTGCGTGTAGTAGTATTACCAGCTAAACGAGTAGCTGTACCTGATGTACCACCATAAATGCTATCACCCAATGTAGTCATTGGGTTGGTAAGTGTACTGATGCTCGTATTAGTTGCTGATGTTATCTGACCTTGTGCATTAACAGCGATTACTGGAACTGTTGTAGATGATCCGTATGTGTTAGCAGTAACACCTGTTGTGTTTAAATATACACTTACATTACCTGTTGTAGGACTAGCACCAACGCCAACTGATCCAGTAACGCTAGTAACTGGCCCTGTACCTCCACCTGATGCGGTTGTACCTGTAGCTGGCGTGTTGTCAGGCTTACTACCACCAGCAGTACGATCTGTGGATTTTGTGTTACCTGTATTGCTTGTAAAATAAGTAGCCATTAACGCAGTGATTTGTTTTTCTTCTTGACCGAGTAAGACGCAGCAGAAGGACCACGCAATACTTTATGTGGTGTGTGTCTAGACTCACGAGCAAC